GTGATTAGCCATAATTGCGTATTGACCTTCTTTACCTTTTAGTCTAGGTATAATTGGAGGTTCATTCATAAGCATGTTTGTATTCTGTCGACTTCCACCTACTATTTGTCCAGAAATATTTCTTATTTCTAAGAAGTCAATTGTAGGTAAGTCATCAGATGTAGTAGGCACAGTAGATTCTAACTCTGTTATTTTCATGTCATCACCTAAGACTTTTTCTGCTGATGCTCGCTGTATACATCCTCGGCCTGAAGCTATAGTAAACATTTTCCAATCAACTTCAAATGCCTCGTGAGATATAAGAACACCTCCTTCTGACATTTGCTCCTCATTCAAATCTGCATCAAGAGGAAAGTCTGTCATGTGAACACCATTTGGTTTGAATGTGTCTTCGCTTCCAAATTGAACTTCTATGTTTTGATATAAATCTCTTATTGAAGGCTCTGTAACTTCCTGTACAACTTCTTTGGACGCACCGTCACCGACTCGTGTTGTTTTAACATGATAGTCTTTACCTACAAATGATTTATCTCGTCTTACACGTCTGCTTTTAGCACCACCTGCTCTTGACATGTTTTTGTTATATGCCATTTATTATCTCACCACCTTAAATGTATCTTTAATATCATAATATGAATAATCTGTTGATGCTGTTGTAGGTCTATGTCTTAACTGTATTCTATAATCTCTTTCTTCTATTAAGCTGTCTGAATATATTTCAAAGAAATTACCTTTTGTTGAGTGACAAGAAAGAGCTGTGTATGTATTATCAAAATGTATAACTCTTTCACTTGTCTTGCAATCTATAATAGAATAACACATTGTGTTTTGCAGTGTATATTTTACAGCTAACGCTGCTGATGTATTTCCATAGGTCTTTACAGGATATTTTAATCTTCCTTGAGTCCAAAATTTTATTTTGCCTCCTCGTTTATAAGAACCTCTGTTGTTTTTGAGATAGAAAAATACATTACCAGTATCTGACATATCTAAAGTACTTAAACTACCAACGGCCCATGACTGATCGCTCCAACATATCTCTAATTTTGGAGGATATATTGTATGTGTATTTCTAGAAAAATATTGAATCATTCCATATTTGTATTTATCATGTTCAAAACTAGTTTGGTTAGCAGCAGAGCTACCATAACCAAAAGAGCCTGAAAGCTTTATTAGAAAACCGTTGTTTGTTATTGGGTTTCCACTAGAACCAATAGCTTCTGATTGACTCCAGTCGGAAAGTATATCTTTTACATTAACTCTCATATCTAAACTTTCGTTTGGATTTGTATTGTAGTTATATTCATGTACAGCAACAGAAGAAGTCCACCAAGTACCACCACCTTGATTTGTTACACCATTTGACATTGTTTCTCCTGCAACTAATTGTGCGTTTATTATCGGCCAAGCGTGTCCAGTTGTGTCCTCACCTTTGTAGTTTACCCAACTAATACCATCTGTTGTTTTAGGTCTGTTACCTGCACGGCCAACTCCTACATCCCAATTTTTTGAAACAGGGTGTATACTTAAACTATGGCTTCTTGGTATTGCTGCTCCTTCAGTTGCAAATAAGTTTAGATATGCAGAGTCTCTATCCGAACCGTCTGAACTCTGTGTTTCCCAAACACTAGCAGTTCCTATAATTGACCAATCAATTGGAAAATATAATAACATTCTAGAATTATACGTATTGACTGTTTGTGATGAAGATATTGTCTTACCTCTTTCAAGTATTTCATCTCCACCGGTATTCATCCACTTTGTACTTAATCCAGTAGAAGCACCTGAGCCTTCATATATTGTCGCATCTCTTGAAGCTGTTATTGTGTATATCATTTTAGTATCCCACTATTCTACCTTTGATGTCATTGTCAGGATATGCAACTTCAAATATAGAAGGGTCCATAGAAGGATATATTATTGCATCTCTTGTAGCACCTTTTATATCATATATATTTCCGCTATATCCATTATCAATGTCATAAAGATTGTAAATTCTTAAATTCTTTACTGTTTGTACACCTTCGATCTTATCTAATTCGGTAGCTATTTTAGGTAGCATTATTGGCTCGTTTATAGACCAGTTATCAGGGTCAAAAATACATTTAAGCTTGTCTATACAATGTAAAAGTACCTCTTTATTTTGATAGCCTGGTCTTGGAAGTATAGAAAAATCTACACCTATATTGATAACGTGAGCCGTTTTTATATTTATAGCATCTGTCAACATTCTATATTGTGACAAGTAAGTTTGAAGGTTCGCCTTTGCCAAATCCGTCATTGGTACGCATCTTTTATCTTTATCATATGCTAATGCATATAGATTTATAGCTAAAGGATTTTTAATTTCATGTGTACCTACAGTCTGCATCCAGTACTGCTCGTCTTTATCTAAATATGCCTTTGAAACAGAGCCATATTTTGGTGGCATTGCATATACTCTCGCAATATAATCTTCTCTTGTAACTGCTCTGTTTTGAGATGAATAATGTGCAAGTGCATTTTGTCTTATATCGTCTGTTGTTTCTTCTGAACGTCCTCCAACTGCAGGTTGTAGATTTATACATGCTAATGAGTTTTTAACAACGGTAACTTTTCCTGCATCTAATTCATCTGTGTCTAACCAATAATAATCCCCGTCTTTAACTATTTCATTTATTTTTCTAGCTGAAACATTAGATGCCAAACCTCCACCTTCTAAATATCTTACTGTTAATGTGCAATCCATAGGGGCCTGGCCATAAGCTCTTGTAAACATTGTATTTGTAGGGTCAAAAGCTATATCAACGTAAGTAGTACCATTCATATAATTTGCAGAAGTATTACCATAAGGTAATGCCATACCTATATTTTCAGGGTTAGGAACTATAACCTCATCGGGCTGTGTAGATATACCTGCTCCGAACCATATTTGTGTATAGTTATCGGCTTTAACGTGAGTAGTAAATCTCCTTGATGTTCTTCTAAGCTTTAATATATATGGAGCATCATAATTATATACAGACATTTCAGGGTCTGCGGCCCAGTTGTTAACTACGTCTTCAAATATATTATCTTGAGCAAGATATGGTACTTCATACCATTTGTTACCTGCATCGTCTTTTATATCTAACACACCTATTACTTTTGTTGAGTCAAGCTGAATTTTATCAAATTTTCTTGGGTCGTCAAATACAAATTCCTCAGATTTAACTTCACCTGCTATTGCTGATACTTCTTTTTTCAATAAAAAATATTCAGGGTCGCCAGAACCGTCAACTTTATATACTGTAACTTCTCTACGACTCTGAGGTGTGTCTTGTTTGAAGTCGACAGAATCTTGAGTCATGAAAACTTCATTTGTTTTTGTCTTCACTTCTATTCCAGACATTATTTCCATTGCATATCTAAAATCAGGCTGCATTGTTGCTGAGTCTACTGGAACTACTTGGTACATTGACATGTTTACGATAGCAGGTACAACTGGCTTAGTTGTATACCCTAACGCTCTTGCAATATCTATAATATTAGTTCGCTCTTCTGCGTGAACCAATAAACTTTCTTTAAGCTGTGAGTCTACATAATAAGATAAAACGTCTCCTACATAAGCTGACATTTCTATAAACATCATACCTGGTGATGATTCATTAAAGTCATTGTATATATCAGGGAAGTAATTCTTCGCATAGTTTACTAAATCATTTCTGAAATTAGAAAAATCTTTATTTAGATATTTTATATCCCTTGTTTGTTTTTTATCCAAATTGCATTGATTAGCCATTATAAAGTCCCCACATTCGCTATCGTAATCGTTTCCTTATTCATGCTGTCGTTATATAAGGCAAACGTGATAGATATATTTATTCTATTTTCAAATCCAGGTGTTTTTTCAATACCAACATTTAATATGTTTATATATGAAAGCCATATAGATACTTGCTTTAATATTCTATCTCGCAAGTCGTTTATTAGCTTAGGTGTTATATTTTCGAAAAGAGAAGCCCATACATCACAACCAAATTCTGGATGCATTACTCTCTCGCCTCTGTTTGTTAACACTAGATTTCTTAAATTTGTTTTAGCTTGTTCTTTTGTTGTATATGAAAGTGTAAAATCTCCTTGTGTTGAAGATTTAGTAGAACCATGAAAGCCATCAGTATTAGATAAGTTCAAGTCAGCCGAACCAGTCTCAGTTCCGTATGTAACCTCAAATTTTGTTACAGCGCTCGAATCATTTGTAAGAGGTAGAGTTAAACCAATTGCTCTATCTTTTTCAAAATCTATAGGGTTATATCTAAACTCTTCTCTTTTTCTCATTATTTCTTAAATCTTTTTACCAATTCTGAGTAGTCTCTATTTAATGCTTTATTTAACGATGGGTCTAATTTCGATGCGTCTACAGGCCTGTTGTTTACATCAGTCATTGGTGCAGCACCACCTTGCATTCCTGCAAACCTACTTCGTATTGAACCTGCATCCATTGTTGGCCAGTCTTCAAATTCTCCATTAGAAGAGTCAGCTTGCATTTCGTTTAATATATTATTTATTGACTTATTTTTTGTATAAGTCTTTTCAGATATAGGTTTACGTTTCTTACTACTCTCCATTGAAGTTAACACTTCGTTGATTTCGTTTGTTACAGCAGTTTTTACTTCACGTTTTACAACCTCTCTGATAATTTTTACCAAATCTTTTTTTGTCATTTTTATGCTCCTATACTTTATATTATATAAATATAACAATAGTGAGAATTAAAGCCATGTCATGGGCGTGGGTCCTGAAGTATATATTATTATTGCTTTCGTGTACCAATCATTTAACATCACCCCGCAAGCATTCATCCAGGGAAGGTTTGTTGTTGCATTATTACCGTACCCTTCTATACTTTCAAACGGAGGCTGACCTGGAGGAGGTGTCGCTGTACCTGTAGGTAAGAATCCTGGAAGTATTGCTGCAGCTTGAGCAACAAAACTATTTTTTAACGTCGAATATTTAGGCTCCGATGATTTTGCTCCAAGTAATACAGCGTATTGAGCAGCCCAGCCAGCTTTCAACATTGTGTTAGGAGGTATTAAGCCAGCACACCCAGCTTCTGTTGCGTCTGCCCAACATTTTGCCCATACTAAAGGAGGACCTGGTGGTGGAGGTTTCTGTAATTGTCCTGGTACAGGAATTGGCTTCATAGTATCACCTTCTGCACCTTCTGACCAAGTAGAAGAATTAGCATCAAGCTTTTCTTGAAGTTTCATTACGAATGGCTGTACTAAAAAAGGCATGGTTATTGCTGCATTGCCATTAGTTGAGTTTTTAACATTCCATATATCGCTGCGTTTATAGGAGGACCTGATGGCCCTGCTGGTGTTGGGTGTATCTCCATTGTCAGCTGATTAAGTGTCTCTAATAATATGTCGGCAAGAGCCGTAACATCCAATTTCCATTTTTTAGTAGAAAGACTTATATTATTTTTTGCAGCTATAAATACACTATCATTCTTAGCATTAAATATAAGACGGTCAGAGCTTATTATTATCTGAGGTTTATCCATAAACATATTCAACGGTGGCAAGTGAGGTAGTACAGGTCCTGTTGGAACAGTAACTGTTGCGGGTGCTTCTGTATTTGCTAACGATATATCTATTTTCTGAGTACTTGTCATCATAATACTTGACATATCTGCATTTATATCTTCTATCTTTTCATCAGCTGCAAATCCGTTTGTTATAATTGTCATTGGGTCACCGCTTGCGCCTCCGCCTATAGACCAAGTGTCTTTTGTTTTCTGTCCAATTTGTGTTGAACCAAATCTTACACCACAATCAAATCTACCTTGAAGTATTAAGTCTCCTTCAAATGGATGTATATGATTTGTTTGCTTTTCTTCAAATGTATCACCTGGTACATCATTAATACCTTTGTTAGAATGATAACTTGCATTTTCTCCTTCT